TAACTCAAGAAACCACTTCTTTTGCTGAGCCTGCGCCTTCAAGAGTAGTGGGGTGTGCTCTTTCTTAAGTTTTTCCACCGTGAATTCACCAGGAACGTAAAAAAGTCCTGGCATTTGGTCCGCCATGTTACATGCCAACAACCCGTTAGCATAGTCACGAACAATTGAATCAGCAATCTGTATCGAAGAAACTGGAATCTCAAGTAGCGGCTGGTTTTCATCTACTTCTCTCCACCAACTTGATGGTCCAATGACCAACACACTGGGATTCTCGAATGTCCCAGGATTCAATTCAAATGTTCCAGGCTGAATTGTAGCCTTCCGCTCTACAATCCGCTTCGGTAGTATACTAGCTACCGTGGACTTATCCATTGGATTGATGGGCGCGCGTATAGTACGTCTATTTGATTGTGCAAGTCCAGGAAATTCGCCTACTTGTACCATTACTCCACCTCTACGTATGTAGTTTCAAATTCATCTTTTCCCATCACGTCAGGATCACCCTCATCATTGATGAACAGGTAATCACCAGCTTCTCCCACTACGGTTTTCTTCGGAGCTACATTCTTTACGATGAATTTCTCCTCAATTTGCCGCGCCAGAAGATTATTCTTCTTCCGATACGATTTGAAGGTAGTCAAATCTCCTACAAGCATGTTAATTTTCCTTTTTGTAGTTGTTCGGGACGACAATTGCTTCACCATATCTCATCGCATCCCCTGTTTCCGTTTCATCACCGAATAATTCTTCCTGTAATTCACTAATCCGAGCCTCACGACCCTCAGGAGTAGTGTTTTTCTCAGAATCTACATATTTCCGTAGACTATGTTTACCTAATGCTGCCAAAAGACAGTCAATGATGAACTTCGTCGCCGGCCAAATTGGAGGTAGTGGATTATTTTCACCATCTCGATACGCCCAAATTGGCTCATAACTGATTTTCACGTCAGCTAATTCCTTCAAATTCTCAAAAGGAACCGCTACTAGTCTCTCTAGCACGTATGTATCCCACAGATACGAGTATTTCTTAACTTCACGAACGACCGGATGAAGATATTGAATACCCTCATCCGATCGATCCATCAATCTCATCTCTGTCTCATCATTAGCCCACACTATTCTAAACATGGGATGACCTGTATCCGAGTCCTTACCGAATTCGTCTACAAGCCGCTGATTCAGAGTTTCGATTGATTCCATTTAATTTCCTAATGCTCGTCTCTCCGAGCTGTCACGCCATAGTCTGTGCTGCTCTTGACTCCCGGCGTCCTCATGCCGCAATTACCGCGGTCAGCACTTCCGCCAGCATACTCCAGGTGACTCTTGTGCTGGATTCGTCCTCTTACATGTCACCACCGAATAATTAGTTATACACCAGACTCAATTACCCACTTCTGAAGTGAGCGCACAAACACCAGCATCAAGGCTCTATTCTGCACCGCCGCTAGTCCCACGAGTATGTTTCCACTCGTCCCTAGTGTAACACCAGCAGCATTGGTAGGAATCAGAATTACAAACCCACCAAATCCGCCACCGAATGATGGAACGATTGTATTGATTGCAGTTGTGCCTGTAATCAACACAACATCAGTCTTAGGACTGATTGTGCCTGCGCTTGCTAGTGTACTCTCACTCAACTTACTCGTTGTTCCTGGGATCATGTATCCTCTTTCCGCCCGCCACCCACCGCTATATACTAGTACCCCATGTCGGGGCGACATGTTCCCGGCTACTAGTATGTTAACTAACCAACTGGCGTGTATTTCGCCGTGCTAGAATTGTAGATGAATAGAACTGCCTCACCTACAACTGACGCCTTCGCTGCTGCGATGTTACCCGCAGCCGTCACACCTGCTGTACCCGCGAATACGAGCGCCAGCATGTGCGTATGTAGTACAGGCGGAGTGATATTCACTACCGCCGTATTACCCGTCAACACCGTGAGGAACGTAACGGGTGCAACAGTTGCAGCCGATACAAGAGTTCCCGGTGCGGAGTTGTTACATGCGTTAAGTGCCGCCCAATCGGATGCTACAATTGCCATCATATCCTCCTAGTAGCCGACTGGAACAGCCAACGCATCGATGTAGCTGCATGCTGCTGGGTTGCTTACAAAAGTCTGCATTCCAACCACCATGTAGAAGATTTCCGCGGCAGCCACACCACCTGATGCACCGCGGATCTCGAAGATCTTCCTACCATCGGTTGTGTAGAATCCGATTGGAAGAATCTCACCACGGCCCCACACTTCATCGACAACGAAGTCGATGCGCGTCTTGTCCCAGTTGAAGGATGGTTTGACTCCCGCACCAGCCAACTGCATGTTGTTTCCAAAATACATATTCAGCCCTTCTTCTTTGGCTGTTTTCTGGATGATGGAAACCAACTGACCGATTTCCTCATATGCCTGCATCTGACACGGATGCAACCACGCCACAGGATTGAAATTGTTGTCAATTCCCACCCTGTTGCCAATCTTGTTAACCGCAAGACGTGGCAGAGGAAGCGTCAGTGCGGCATTACCCGCATTCACGCGGTTAGCGCGGATTTCTGGCGTAGTCGAACGCGAGAATCCGAGCCATGTTCCAGCACTCGCGTTGGAATGATGGTACGGCACACCGAACAATGCAGGGAGTGATGCTGGTGCGGTGAGTCCTGCGGTAACAATCTTATCCGTAGGAGCCACAGCAGCGATTTGTGGAGTGATGTTGATGACCTTGTTCTCCACATCCCACAACGTGATGACACCTTCACCACGCTTGATGGCGAGTGCAGCATCCCACACCTGAACCGTCTGACCATAGCGCACCAAACGCGCACCAAAGCCATCCGTGGTGAGAGAAATTACGTTACTGCCACCAGCTGGCGTATCAGTTGTCACCACACCGATGACACCATCACCAGTCTGCATCATCTGGCTGTCCAACTGACGCCGCATCTCATCCAATGCAGTAGCAGTAAGACGGCGCACCGAATTGATGATGGCTTTACGCGCATCATCAGTTGCCCACTGAGTGAGTTTGGTGTACTCAATGTTCTCACTCAAGAAAACACAATTGAGCACAGCCTTATCAAAAGTAGGCCCACCACCTCGACCAAGATCACCGCCATCAGGATTGAAATACTGAAAGCTGCCCCCCGGTCGGAGTTCCAGCGGAACACGCATCTGCCGGTGTGAGATTTTCTCCACATCCCGCTTCTTGATGTTCGCATAGAACTTGTCATCACGCTCAAACAGTACGCGGACTTTTGGAATTACTTTCTCCAACTCAAGTGCCGCGACTTGAGATTCTACAACAGCCATGTTACCCCTCTTAGTCCTTCATAAGGACATCTAGTGTAGACATACCTCGTGGAATGTCTGCTGCTTTTCTGTATTTTCCACTAGACGGGGCTGTGGATCTGCCGGGCGTAATTGGACTCTTTTTAGGAGTCAGATCTTCCACTTCATCCGAATCTACGCGCCTACCTAAGCCTTTCAAAGCATCATTTCTGGCCTTTTTTATCACTGTAGGCAACAGTGTTTTTGCTTTGCTTAGGTATGCGGACTTAATCTTATCCGTGGAATCCTTGTCGTATCCACGTTCGTGAGCGCGCTCCCACAGCCTATCTAACAAACCGCGGAATTGTTTGTCCTTCGATAACAGATCTTCTAACTTTTCGTGTGCTTCCTTGACTGCATGATTCTTCACATAGTCAGTCATGGAACCACGCGGATCAATGTTACCGTCAATCGTCGCAGTTAACACATTATCAGCCTTCGTCTGTAAATCTTCTCTTACAGACTCGAATGCCTGATATGCTCTCTGCTGCTCTAACTGCTGGTACTGCTGTTCTCTGTTCTGTTCTCGTGGGTCAGATTGTCTCGACAGAGTAGTCGGCGGACTAAAATTCTGACTTCCGAATACAAACTGATTCAGAATATTCGCCGCTGCCTGTAATGGTGCGCCCTGATCCCCTAATGCGCGCCCTTCACGCACCATCGTAACGATGGTATCTTTAATGACGTTGCCCAACACATGATAGTACGCCTGCTGGTCTACTGCTCTAAGTGCGGGCAAATAGTTGTCGGCAATTCGATTGAATGCTTCAGGATTCTCAGATTTCGCTGCCTGCAACACTGAACCGATATTCCCATTCATTACTTGAGCTTCTACATTGTCCAGAACTCGCGCCTTCTCAGCACTCATTCTAGCATCTTGAATAGTTGGGAATACTTCCGTGAACTGTTGTTCCCTGTAGTATGCTTTCTCAAGATACGGAAAGTCCTTAAATAGTTTCGGATACTTAGCTAGAATTTCACGCCTGCGTACAGGCGTCATCAATTCTAAATCTTCTTCTTTTGGACCTTCTAGTTCTTCTTCAATTTCCTTCAGTTCGTCTACTTCTTCATCTTTCCCAGATTCTTCAGTTTCCTCCTCAATTTCCGCAGGCTCATCTTCATCTGATTTCTTTTTTCCGCCAATATCAAGTACTTCAGGTTCTTCTTCGACATTCAGCAACTCGAAAGTATCCGTAGATTCTTCACTCCCACCATTACCTGGAGTATCATCAGGAGAGTAGAATCTATTGAATAGTAGGCTGTGCATTTGGATTTACTCCTCCGCTACTCTGTGGTGGCGGACCTTCTGTTGGTTGTTGGGCGGTTCCCTCTTTTTCTTTTCCGCCTTCTTGTGGTGGAGGGGCCATCATCATCTGTTGTTGCATCTGCATCTGCATATCCATGTCTTTATGCATCTTCATGTGCAACAGAACATTCTTATATCCTGGTGGATTCTCTAGTTTCGCCAGCCTACCCGCATCACTTACGAGCCAACGACGACAAATATCGGCTTCAAGTATGTGATTATCCACATCCATGTCTGCCATGATTGATGGCATTTCTTGTGGCGGAGGTGGTTGCATACCCATCATCATCGCCTGTTCCATCATCATTGGATCAGGCGGCATTACAATTGGTTCTGAATTGATGAGTAGCTGAATTTCTTCGTACTGTTTCTGCCTGTCATCTTCTCCCGGAATTACATAGTCTGTTAGACCGATTGCGCGCTTCAGATACGGAAGATTCTCAGGCGAACCTAATGTCTGCATCACCATATCATTATTCAGCTGGAACAACTCCATAATGGAATCCTTCTGCTGATTCCAAGTGATTGGCAGATTTTCATTTGCCTCAAGTTCAATTGAGCCAATCTTACCTTCTAATTCAGCACGCCGAATGAACACATTCACGAAATTACCGAATTCGTCCTTCTTGACCTGCTTTTCATCATCCTTCACTTCACTGATGTACAATGGAATGACCTTACCAAAGATGTCTTTCCACCACATCGTCAGCATTTTCCACGTAGTTTGGAGTCTCTGTAGTGCCTGACTCCTTGACATGCTGTATTCAGATGCAGTGCGCGAACCACTCATCTGACCACCAAAAAGAGACGGTAAAGCTCCTGATACCATTTGACCGATTTCCTGAATCTTCTGGGCAAATGGTAATACTTCCTGTGAAAGTGTAGCCGTTTTAACTTCATAGAACCCCTCTGATAACGGCTTTCCCGACTTGGGTGTAGCAGGATATATTCCACCGGGGATAACTTCCGAATTACGGTATGCATTGAAATTTAAGACCTTTGGATCTGCGAACGTCTGCGGAATTCCATGCTCCACCGTCTGAAGAACGAGCGAAATGAGATCGTTAGTAATATCCTGTACCGAAGTGAGAAGTAAACCAATCGGATCGAAGTGAAGATAATCTGACAGGGGATTGTGAGTAATAGTCCAAAAGTCATCAAGATTCTCGTTACAAGCATGTGCAACTTGATCATTGACCACCACCACTTTCACGCCGTCAGGATACTGCTTCTTCAAGTCCTCTACTTCATCCTCACCTAGCACGTTATAAGCAGCAGGACGAAGCCAACAATTACGCACAGTAACATTATTGATAGGATGCTCACCATGATATTGAGGACTCGTTCGGCCCCATTGCTCATACAAGTCGTAGTTTGACGA